GACCCAGCCTTGTCCGTCCCACACCATCGTTTCGGGAGGGGTTGTAGCGGTGTTAACCCACAACTGACCTTCGTAAGGGTTCTCCGGCGGCATATCGGACGCAACAACATCGTTAATATGAATGATGGTGTACTGTGCGACAGCCGTCATAGAAATCCCTCCTTACAGCGTTACAACCACCATAAAGGTTGCTTTTGTGGAAACATCGGAAGTGGAAACCGACAGAGTTTTGCCGGTCTTTGAGCCGGAAGTACCCCAAGTGGTATCGATAGCACCGTCTTTGTTATACTTCGTCCAAGTATAGGTTCCTTTGCCCTCGGCATCGATTTCCGCACCCGCCTGGTAAACAACTGCGGTAAGCACCGTAGAACCTTGGCCGTTCTTGAAAACATCACCGCCCGTGGAGGTAACAATGACCTGGATCGGATCGGAGTTGTCAATAAAGGTCGCAACATCAGTAAAGGTGCTGTTGTAGGTGTTGGAAGTGGAATCCGAGTCGGTTGCCACGCAGCGGAATACCGCATAGCTGTCAACGGCAGCCGCATACACAGTAAGAGTTGCCGTGGTGGTGCCGGTATATTTGCCCGTGGTATCGGAGAGCTTTCTCCAACCGATGCCAAAAGAGGCATCGTAGCCGGAAGAAGTGGTAGCGGTTACGGCGCTGTCCATAATTGCCCACTTGTAGGTAACGTTTGTGGTATCCACAGTAGAACCGCGCCACAGCTCTGCCTTGGCGGTAAGAGTTGAGACTTCGGTATTCTTAAAGACGTTACCGCTGGGGGTAGTTACGAGCAGGTCAACGATACCACCGCCGTTGACAACTCTGCTGAAGGAAATTGTAAGCGGATGGGTAATGGAAAGACCCGTAGATGCATCCTTGTAGGTGATTACGCAGCGGTAATCCACACCGGGCAGACCAGCCATAGTGTTTGCCTTAACGGTCAAAATGTGGCTCTTGGCACCGCTTAAGGCAAAGTTGCCAGAAGAGGTAATGGCTGTGGTAGATGTGCCGACATACCATTTAACCGATGTAACCGCCGAGGATGTGATTTGGTCGGTAGTTGTGCCGATAACATAAAGGCTGGGGGTCAAAACCAGGTTGTTCTTTGACCAGTCCGGGGTGTAGGTCGCATTGTCTGGGTTATACATCTGCGACTTCACGTGGTTTGAGCCGATATAACCCGTTAAGGTTAAGGCGTCATTGTAGTCAATAATTGTAAACTGACCTTGTGCTTTACTCATAGAAAAAACTCCTTTTCTTTAGCCTAATAGGCTATTTCTTGTAGTGGTGTCGATGAGGTCGCAGAAGAAGGTTGCCCTTACCTTGACATCATCGGAGGTGATTTCGATGGATTTCGTTCCACCGAAGTGTGCATCATTCCACAGCTTGTCTGCTTCGATATCCTCGGAGACTCGTGTCCAAATAAACTGATTTTCATCAAGCGTATCCGTGACATTTTCGTCCCAAGAAAAAACTGTGGCATAAAGGGTTGTGTTAATAATGCCGTTTTTGAAGATGTTTCCGTTGGAAGAGGAAATCACCAAGCGGTACATCTTTTGATTTTCGATTTCGGTTACTCGGTCACCGACCTTATCCACGGAATCCGTTGTCGCATACGCACGAAGGACAACTTCACCCGTTTCCAAGTCCCAATAGGAGGAGCCATCTTGAGATTGGAGAACTCCGGCTTTGATGATGTTTGCCACCAATGTGCCGGAAGTAATGAAATCGGCTACGATTTGACCATCAGCGGTAATTGCCGTTTCGTAGGGACCGTTGTAGCCGTTGCTTGAAAAGCCAAGACCACCGACATTCCATCGCCATACATTGACCGACTCCTCGATAGAAGGTGCATCCAAAATAAGCAGTTCATATGGGTGGCCGTTTTCACTTGCGGTGTTAATAACCACATAGCCACCGGATTGTCCTGTTATAAGTCCCGTGGCATTCTTGATTGCGGAGTTCATAAGCACGGGAAATCTGTCGATTTTTGCCGAAGCTTCCTCCGCAGCAGATTCAGCCGCTGAAACGTTATCCAGTAAGTTTGCCTTCGCAGAACCGAGCGTTATGGAGATGTACTTTTCTGCAAGGGTGTCATATTCGGTTGTGATCACCTTTGCCTTTGCAGTAATACCAAGAACACTGTGGCGAATTGTAACGGTGTCACACAAGGATACACGCTCCAATGTGGCAGCATAATCGGGTTGTTTCCACAAAGGTTCAAAGGCTACGGTCAACGTTGGAACAGACGTACCGAGAGGATTGTTTTTGAGATAGTTGTTTGCGTATGCTCGTAAGCCTTCCTCGGTTACCGGGTTCTCATCGTCAAAATACTCGGTGAAATCACGAATAAGAGTCTTCCTTTGAACCAGTGTTGTATCCGTAATAGGAAGAAGCACCTCCGGCAAGGTTACTGCCGTTTCGGTGCCGTCTTCGGCAGTAATAACCGCATACGGCAAAAGGTCGGTGTAAACATCGGTGTTTTCGCTATCGTGTTCAAGATCCGTGAGGTTCTTGCCGTACTCAATGACCACACCCGTTTTCGTTCCTCGACCTTGATGGTGTATTACTTTGAAGTTATCCCACTCAAATTCACCACCCCACAAATCGAGAAATGAACCTGCCACACCACCAAGGCAAGCACGAACACTCTGCGGTTTTGATACCGAGAACGGCTTTGCCGACGAGTAGTCGGTGTGAAATGTGAAGTTGTGAGGGGTTGCCGTGTTCGAGAAAACTCGATCCATAGCAAGGCTCGGTGAAATAGATTCTGCCGACCATTGCAAAGCCGCCACATTGGAAAGGTCGTAAGAAATATGCTGTGCATAGACCGTAACCTCTCCGTTGATAGGCGTAGAAATGCGGTAAATGCGGAACACCTGGTCATCAGCCGTGTCATTGGGTTTAGCTTTAACCAGGCGTTCCGTTGCGAGTTCCTTATACATTGCACCCGTGATGGGATATTTAAGAACACATTCAAAGGCACCGTTGCGTTCTTCGGTTACCTCACAAGAGGTACAATCCTTTAGAACACCGATACCGAACGTGGTAAAGTTGGTGGCATTCGCTTTGTAAAGAACAGGAATCATATGGAACACCACCTCGGTTGAACGGCTACCACTGTAATTCCCCCCGTGAAGGTGAAGATGTTATCCCCCGGATGCAACAGCGGGAAACCATCTCCCGAAACGGTGTCGTTCATTGATTCTGCTCCACGATAACAATTCATCTGCTCGGTATCCATAATCAACCCGTTCGTATCATCGAATGTCCAGGTTGCATTAGAGTCGAGGGATTGGATTGTTAGGGTGCCTTTTCCACTACCCGCAAGAGTAATAAGGGGCTTGCTGACAAAAGGATAGGGGTTTGACACCTTATGACCGTTTAACAGCATTACACCTTTCTGTCCCTCAAGAGAGTAACGGAACGGATGGCAGGAAAAGCTGATGGTGAAGATGCCTATGCGGTTCAACTCATCCTCAATATCCAACTTTCCGGCATAGACAGCTTTGCGGGAGAATTCTGTGTCGTATGTGTCGGTAAGTTCGTGATAGGAGTTTAATCCCGAATAAAGCCAACTCTTCACAGCCGTAATTTTTGCGGAAAGCTCCGAGATGGTCTTTGCCGGAATAAATACCGAATAGGTTATCTGCACATTGGGAAACCTTCCGTTGCCGGATATGAGGTCACCATCTCTGCCGGGAATGGAGAGAAAGTCCACCTCATATTCCGGGGCGGAAAAGACATCCTTGCTTTCGATACGGATGCCCATATCACAGGAGCGGATACCTTTATAAACGAAATAATTCACGCAAATACCACTCCTTTCCGTTTTGCGAATTGTCCGGCAGTAACAAGCACTTCGTTTGTGAGCTGCTGGATATCTTCGTTTGAATAATTGTTAAAGTTTGCGATGTTGAGGACAATTGAGAAGCCGCTTTGTGCAGCAGACTTTTCAGCCACAGAAGAAACAGCACCGTTAACATTGCCGTTGATGTTGAAATCAGTGGGCAGTGCGGTTTCCATATCCTCGGCAAGACCGTGCATTACATCGGTAATATCGGAACTCATGCCTTCGGCTGCTTTCACAGCCTCTTTGCCGTGAGTGCCGATAGAACCGGCAAGACCATCCACGAGCATTTCACCGATCCATCCCATCTCTTTAGAGGGAGATGCGATGCCGAAGAAGTCGCAGATACCGTCCCAAATGCCGGAAATCCATCCGCTGACCTTATCCCAAAGCCAGGATGCAAGTCCCTGGATACCTTCCCACAGACCCTTGACGAGGTTCTTACCAACATCAGCCATCTGCGATACACCTTTACCCAAGGCGCTAACAATGCCCGTGATAATCTGCGGAATGGCTTTTACAATCTCAATGATAATGGTCGGTAGGTTTGTGATCAGCGAAGTAAGTAAATCAATACCCGCTTGGATAATCAAAGGAATGTTATTCAGCACCGCATTGATAATGCCTGTGATGATGTCAGGGATAGCATTTACGATGGTGGTTATAATCTGCGGTAAGGCTTTAATCAGTGAAACAAGCAAGTCGATACCTGCCTGGATAATCATCGGAATGGCACCAAGAACCGCCGTAATGATACCCTCAATAATCTGCGGAATAGCCTCCACGATAGCCGTTATAATTTCGGGCAGTGCCGCCACAAGGCTTGTGATTAAGGTGATACCCGTTTGGATGATTTGAGGGATAGCGTCCAAGAGGAAATTGATGATGCCCATAATGATTTCAGGGAGTGCCGCAATCAGCACGGGAAGTGCATCCAGGATACCCTGGGCAAGTCCCATAATGAGCTGTAAAGCCGCATCCAAAATCATCGGTAGGTTCTCAATCAAGGTCGTTACGATTTGAATGATTACCTGGATGATTGTAGGAATAAGGGTCGGCAGAGCCGCCGCTATACCCGTAGCCAAGGTTACGACCGCTTGGAGAGCCGTGTCGATGAGCATCGGTAGGTTTTCCAGGATGCCATTGACAAGAGCCATTACAAGCTGTAACGCGCCTTCAGCAATCTGTGGCAATGCCTCGATTAGTCCTTGTAATAAAGAAAAAATGATTTGCGATGCCGTGTCGATGATTGTCGGTAGGTTTTCGATAAGTGCCTCTGCAAGAGAGCCAACAATCTCTCCGGCAATCTCAAGGAGTTCGGGAATGAACTCCATAATCATATCCAGCACCTTCGGCAATATCTCACCGATGACGTCACTCATCTTGCTGATATCACCGTTGGCATCAAGAATGCCGTTGGTGAACTCGCCAAGAAGCGCATTGCCCTCCGTAGCAAGGTCAGTTAGTACCGGAAGAAGAACTGTGCCGAGCGCGTTCTTTGCGGCAGTTGCACCAACGTTGAGGTATTGGAGTTGGTCATCTAAAGCGCCGTATGCGTTAAGCATATCGTCACTCATAACATAACCCGCCGCTTGTGCTTGCTCGCCAAGCTCATTCATTCGTTCCGCACCCTGCTCAATGAGAGGGTTTAGTTCCTGGGCGGACTTGCCGAGGATTTGCATTGCAAGGGCATCTCGCTCGGTTTCGTTTTCGATTTTACCGAGAGCATCGATGACCTCCCAATACACCGTATCGGAGTCACGAAGAGAGCCATCGGCATTGGTAACCGATACGCCCAATTTGTCGTAGGCTTCAACCGAGAGTTTCGTGCCGTCTTGCACGGCCTTCATACTCTTGATTTGCTTTGCCATCGACTTCGTGAGCGTTTCGGTAGAAACATCCACCAGTTCGGCGGCATACATATACTCTTGCAGTTTGTCAGTTGCGATGCCTGTCTGCGAAGACGTTGTAATAACACCATCCGCATAGGCGGCACCTGCCTTTGACATATCCACAAGTGCTTTTGCACCGGCAATGGCGGCGGCAGATACTGCAGCGAAGGCGGCTGCCATCGTTGCGGCGGCTGCCTTACAAGCCGTACCTAAACCGCTGAATTTTCCGCTTGCGTCATCACTTTGTTCTCCGGCATCTTCGACTGCATCACCGAATTTTTCGGCATCTTTTTCAGCGTCCTCGAAGCCGTTTTCTGCATCGTCAAGTGCTTTATTGTTTGCATCAAGCTCACGCTCCATATTATTTAGAGCCGCTGTTGCATTGTTTAATTGGATCTGCCAAGCTTGGGTTCGCTTGTCGTTTTCACCGAAGGAAGATGATGCGTTTTCAAGGGCAGAACGAAGAGTTTCGATTTTTGCCTTCTGTGCCTCGATCTCCTTGTTGAGCATCTGATTACGGGCAGTGAGTGCTTCGACAGAATTATCATTCTTACCGAACTGCGACTCGACTACCTTCATCTCCGAACCGAGGACTTTGAAGGACTGGTTAATATCGGCCAAGGCTTTCTTGAAATCTTTTTCACCTTCAAGACCGATTCTCATGCCGAAGTTATCCGCCACATCACCACCTCCTTAAATTCCATCGGGGATAATATCGTCAATAAAACGCTCTCGCTTGGGTTTGGCGACACCGTTGTATTGCTTGTGACATTCCCACAAGTCAAGGAGTAAACCAAACGGCGTCAGCCACACTTCATCCTGGGAAAGGTTGAGATGTGCCAAGCCGTAATATAAAAGTCGAGTAAATAACTCTTCGTCACTTACTCGACCGCTGCGTTTTTTGAGTTGTCCTCGCTCTCAATGTTACGCTTGGTGCCCTTGAGCATTGCCTCGGTGATAGCGGATTTGTAGGTTGCCAAATCTGCAGGTGCAGTAAGCAGTTCCACCATATCTTCCGTGAGCAGTTCCTTGGGGTCATCCTTGTGCTTGAGGTTGTGAACCATAATGGTTTGGTTCGCCATCAAGGTGATAAGCCAAACAACCTCACCGATAGCCATCTCGAAGTTTTCACTCTTCATCAGCTTATCTCCGAGGTTTTCAAGACCGCCGTAACGAGCAGCGATTTCTTTAGTAGCCTTGGTGGTCAAGAGCAATGCATACTCTTCACCGCCAATGACAATAGTTGCAGAGCGTTCAGTATTCATACGTTAATCCTCCTTTAGTCCTTTTCAGGGGTTGCGGCAGCCGTGTAGCTGGGTTCGTAAACTTCCTTGTACCAGTTGGTGATAGTTTCTGCGGATACCTTGCTATCACCTTCGGTAACCTCTGCCTTCCAGGGGTGCTTATTTACCGCATCGATTTTGTTACGGCGCATAATCGTGCCTTCAATGGTAGGCGTGCTGAAGGTGATGCTATCGCCCTTGGTAGCAAGAGCAGTAGCGGGAATGCCGAACTTAACACGGTAAAGCCAGAAATAACGGTACTTGCCGTTGGACTTCTTTGCACGGAAACCAACAGCAACGGGAGTGCCGCCATCTTCAGCAGCGGAAATAACAACACCCTTTTCATCGATGGTGGACCCGGTAAGGTCGGATGCCACAGTGCCACCCAAATCATCAACACCCAAGGAAAGAGTACCGGACTTGAATTCCTTCACAATTTCGGCTGCACCGTCATCGGCATAAAGCGTTGCCTCTGCCAATTCCACAGAAAGGTCTGCGGTCATAGCCTTGGCAAGTTGAGTGGGAGTGCCGTAGGTTTCATTACCATCGGCATCCTCGGTAATCTTTGCGTAGAACAATTTATCAAGACCAATCGTAGCCATGATCATTCCTCCATTTCATAGAATTTAGCCACATCCACTGCGTAGTGGTAGTAGCCCGTTTCTGTTTCATAACCGATATATCTGCGGTCGGTTATGGTAAAGTCATCAGCCAACAGCAATTTTACGAGAGCGTTTTTATCCTTCATATAATTGCCTTGGCAGTAGAGAGATAGCCTTGCCTCTTGCACATCACCGCCGGGAGCGTTGTCTGCGTGGAGTTCAAAGCTATCTG